CGCCCAGCGACATGGCCACCTTCTTGTAACCCCAAGTCGCCTGAAAGACCTTGTTGCCGCCCAGCGCCGTGTAGCCCATCGCGCCGCGGACTGGTGCCTTGGGATCGGGCTTGAAGTCGAGCGTGGTGCCACTGGACGGCGTATTCGGGCGCATCAGGGCGGCAGCCGCGACCGAAAGCCCGATCATGGCGCCGGTCTTCACCGCAGCCCCGGCCAGAGCAATGGTTGCGCCTTCGCCGATGGCGGCCATGACGCCGATCTTGGTCAGGCCGACAGCCGTCGCCGTCACAGCAGATGACCATGCGGCAGCCGCCCAGGATGCGACGACTGGAAGGGCTTGAGGCATTACAGAACCCTCCAGGCCGCTGTGTATTGGTGATTGACGATCTCGCCGCACACGCCGTCCAGAAACCCGAGGACGTTGTTGCGGTGCAGGACAACCTGCATGGCGTCGCCCATGCCGCCTTCGCCGGCGACGCAGCAGATATCGCCTACACGCGCCTCTGCCGGCGCATCCCAACGCGGAAAGTGCTGATCCATGATCTCGGCGAGCGACGAGACGCCCAGGCGCTTGAGAGCACGGCGCGCACCGACGGGCGTGGAATACGACCCCGCTTTCAGCAGCGAGGCCTTGAAACCTAGTTGCCTCAGGTGAAAGGCCGTCATCCGGGCGCAGTCTGTCGCCCCGAGGATCAACGGCTGTCCGTTGAACCGGGCGAAGGTGGCTTCCGTGGCGGCCACCCGCAACTCAAGCTCTGTCATACTTGGTCGTATCTCGCGTGGTCGTTGCCGCCGCCGATGGAGCCGTTGCCGCCGCCGTAGGAACCGCCCGAGCCCGAGGACGGCCCGTTGTAGCCCCAGAACAGCTTCTCACCGGCGTTGGTGACGTGCTGGAAGGCTCGGGCGCCCGAGCCGAACAGGTACGTCCAGAAGGCGTCGTTCCAACGATGCCCCTCGTTGTCGTCGAACAGCCGCTCCCAGATAGTCGCCAGTTCCAATTCCAGCAGCGACGAGTTCTGGGCGTGGTTGAACCCGGCGTCGTCCAGCTCACCGACGAAGCGCACGTCCGGTTCGCCGATGACCTGGCCGGTCTGCCGGTCGATGGCGGCGGCGTAGATGGTGACGGGCGAGCCCTGGGCGCTAGGCGCGGTCAGGGCGGCGATGGCGGCGTTACCGGTCGGGAGCAGTTGCACGGTCTGGCGGGGCGCTTCGGTGCCCTCCGCCTCGGTGAACTCGCCGAAGCCCGCAATCTTGCCGAAGTCGGCATCCTCGGCCGTGTACGACTCCCCGCCCCACAGCACGAAGCCCGAGCCATCCACCAGGCGGATCGTCTTGCTGGGCAGTTCGATTTTCAGCAGGTGGACCAGCAGGGGATTGCGGGCCTGGAGCGCGGCCAGCATGGCCGGAGACATGGACATCAGGCGCGCTCCTTGATGGTGAAGCGGAACGGCAGGTACTTCGACCGGCTGGTGTTCCAGGCTTGCTCGTTGCCCTGCACGAAGCCCTCGATCTTGGGCTCGAAATCCAAGGCTGTTCCGGCCGGGGGCTGGCGCCGCAGCATCGGCTCGATCTGCAGGGTCGCCGTTCTGCCGGCGTTGACGACCACGTCCGCGACCGCGACCTGATAGAGGTAGGACTGCCCGCCGATGATCATGGAGAAGAACTTGCCCTCACGGATCACGTCGCCGGGGATCAGGCCGCTGACAGGCAGCGACGTACCCGCCGAACCAGCCGAAGCGACAACCGGCGTCCCGTACGACCGGGGCTTCACGCCCGGCTCAGGGAAGGTCAGCCGAACCGTCTCCTTCAGCCCCCGGACCAGCCGCGACAGGTATTTCATCCCATGCTCGGCGTACTCGGCCGGATAGGTCTCGACGTCGATGGCCCAGCGATCCCCCATGCGCAGCACCTTCGACTGCGGGCCGCCCAAGATCGGATCCTGATCGACGCCGAAGCTGACGTAGCGGGGAACTGCCTCCTTGATCGGAGGGCAGGCAGGAAGTTCGATCATCCGACGAGGCTCTGTCTGCGGCGCATATTGGCGGTGCGCTGTTGGTCCTGGACGGTGGCGACGCCCATGGCTGTCGTCTGCACGCTGACGCGGCCGGAAACCGCCTCGATGGTAGGCTGGAAAAGGGCGCCTTCTTCGACAGCCATCTTGATGATGATCGGCTGCTGCTGGGCCTGACTGACGCCGCTGATCCGGTTGACGGCCGCATTGACGCCAGGGATCACCGACCGCCCGACCACGCCGCCTTGCGCATAGCCAGGCATCCCGCGCCGTAGGGCCTCGACGGTCGCAACACCGCCCGCGCGCGCAACATCCTTTTGGGACCAGACGACCTCGCCCTTGTGAGCGACGCCTGCCGGTTGATTGACCCCGCCCGGCCCGGTGTAGCCGCCTTCTGAGAAGCCCGGCAGCATGGCGAACCTGGTGATGTTGGCGCCCGCAATGGCCGCCGCCATAGACGCGCCCGCCGCTGCACCGGCCGCCGTGATCGACGCGGCCATCGACGCTCCGGCCGCCGCGCCGGCGCCCGTAATGGCGGGCGTGACCGTCGCGGCCATCGCGGCCCCCTGGGAGGCTCCCTCGGCCACGGCGTCGACGCCGCCGAAGATGCTGTCGAAGATTTGCTCGCCAGCCTTCTGGAACATCCGGTCGGCGAAGTTGCCGAACTGATTGGACAAGAAGCCCTGAAGGTCGCCCGCCATGGCCGCGCGGATGCCGTCGCTGAACGCCGAGGCGAACAGTTCGCGATGCTCGCCATAGGTCGCTGCAGCCCGCTCGCGCGTGACTTCCTCGGTCGCACGCCGCTCCGCATCGGCAGGCTTCAGTCCGTAGCCCTCGGCCTGATAGGCCTTGGTGCGTTCACGGATCGCCGCCTGGTCCTGCAGCTCCTTGGTCAGCTGGCGGTTGCCGCTGAGTTGCGCAACCGCGAGGCGATGCTCCTCGCGGGCCAGGTCGAGGCCGCGCATGGCGGCATCCACGCGGGCGGACTGAATGGCGGCCAGCATGCTTTCGGCCTTGGCGATGGCGCTCGTCTCGTCGGCCGTCACCTTGGCCAGCGCTGCCACCAGCTCCCGCTTCTCGACCTCTTCCTCAATCGCGCGGACCGTCGCCCAGTTCTCGTCCAGGCGGGCGATGTCGAGGTCCCAGCCGCGCTTCAGCAGCCCTTCTTCGCGCTCCATGGCGCGGGCGCGGGCTTCGTCCAGTTTCGTCTGGACTTCGCCCGAGATGGCGCGGGCCTGCGCAGCCTTGAACCCGGCGTCTTCCAGCTGACGGATGCGAGCCGTGATCTCGGCCTGACGCTCAAGTTCGCGGACCTTGGCGACCTGTTCATCCAGTTGGGCGACTTCCAGCGCGGTCTGCGCCTTCAGGTCCTCCAGCAGGCGTTTGCGCTGTTCGGCGGCCTTGGCGTTCTTGCCCGCGTTCTTGTCGGTGTATTCGAGCGGGGTGGTTTTACCCGCCAGAGAGCCGTCGCGAATGTCCTGCTCCAGCTGCCGGAACGCTTGCAGCGCCGCCGCCTCTTCCGAAGCAGCAGCCTCATAGGCCTCCTTCGCAACCTTCACGCGATGTTGCGCCAGCGCATACTGGCCCTGGTTCAGCGTCGTCTGCCCAGGTCCGACCGAGCGGCGGATATCGTCAGCCTCGCTCTGAGCCTCGACCTGTCGCTGGGCCAGGAGCGCCAGGCGCCGCACTCGCAGTGCTTCCGCGCTCCGCAGCGTTTGGATCGCCTCAATGCGCATAGCCTCTGCGTTGGCCCGCGCCTCCTTGGCGTGCTCGCCCGTCGCGTTTGACCGCGATGCTGATCCGGCCCTTGCCGCCGCCCGCGATGAAGCTCTTCAGCTCCTCGCTCTCGGCGACCATCTGGCCGGCCGACTTCTGGCGTTCGTCGTCACGGCCGTCCGGCTGGGTCATCTTCTGTTCGATGACCGATAGGCGCTCGCTGATCTCGTTGTGCTTGACCAGCGCCTCGTCGGCCTTCTGCTTGGTCTCGTCGGTCACCTTGCCCAGGTTCTTGACCTCGGTCTGGGTGGTCTCCGCGACCTTCTTCACATCGTCAGCGGCCTGCTTCAGGTCCTTGACGAGGGTTTCCATTTCTTGAGCTTCGGACATTGGGGTCTCCATCAGGTCCGGGGATTGAGGAAGCCGTCCAGCGCCGCCCGCAGGTCGGTCATGGCTGATTTGACGGCTGGATCGATGCCCCCGGACTCGCTCCGGATGGCCTTGGCGTACCCGTGGGAGGCGATGCCTGCCCGCAGGGCTTTCGGGACCCCTAGATCACCCAGGATGTCCTCGAACTCTTTGGTGCTGGGCGGCTCGCCGTCGCGCAGTCGCCGCACGAACTCGGCGGCGCGTTCCGCCTTTACGGACGTGACGGTCGCCTTGTCGTTCGCCGGGAACGACACGATGCTGACCTCGCGCAGGTCCAGCTTCTTCAGCCGCCGGTTGTTGCCGTCGGGCTCGGCGGCCAGCTCGCGGTAACCGATCGACAGGCCGCGGATGGCACCCGCCTTCAGCATGATGTGGGCTTCGTCGGCTTGCTTAACGCCGAGGAGCAAACGCCCTTCGCACCGGAGGCCGCGCTGGTCCTCTTCCATCAGCGTCCAGACCCCGATGGGCTGCCAGGTGTCGTGCTGCCACAGCATCATCGGCATGGTCTTGGCCTTGGCGTGCGCGCGCAGGCTGGCCGCGAACGCGCCGGGCTCGACGATCTCGCCGTAGCTGTCAGCGTTGCCGAAGATCGAACCGTATCCGGCGAACGTGCCGTCATCCCCGACCTCCTTGAGGTCGAGGTCGAAGTCCTTGGTCTGCATCTGGAGAGGCCTCCTAGTCGGCCGACAGCGCCGGCATCTCGCCAATCGGCTTGCCGGGCATCTGCATGGTGATGGGGACGTTCTGCATCTGCATGCGAGGGACGTCGCCGCCTTCCACCGGGGGCAGTCCCTCACGGCGGCGCACTTCGTTGATGGTTGTCCAGCCGTTGCGCAGACCGGACTCGTAGAAGGCTGCTCGACCCTCGCTGTCGCCCCGGAGAAGACCCTCTAGGTTGAACTCGACCACGATGCCCGCCGCGCGGTCCGCCGGGGTGAGCAGCTGTTTCATGATGGCCTGCTCAATGCGCTTCAGGCGCTTGCGCAGGGCGAACTTCACGAAGCCTTCGGTCTGATCCTTCAGGCCCGTCCCCCAGGAGGTGGATTTCTCGGTGTGGCCGACCATGTGCGGCGGCACGCCAAAGAAGCGGCAGACCTCTTCAACGCCGAAGCCTCGCGACGCCAGCAGCTGGGTGTCTTCGGGCGAGAAGCCGAGCGTCTGAACCGTCGTGCCGCCTTCCGCGATGAAGGGGCGCCCGTCGTTGATTGCACCGGTGAACTTGTCTTCCAGCGCCTTTTCAAGCGGGTCGCGCTGTTCCTTCTTCAGCCACTCCTTGAAGGCCAGAATGATGCCGGGGCGGGCGCCGTTTCTGAAGGTCCGGGCCGCGCTCAGGTTCGCGGCTGAAGAGACTCCGAAGACCTGCCGGCCAAAGGCGATGGTCGATAGGCCGTGCCCACAATCTGCGTCGTCGCCGGGGTGTTGGTCCCCAGCAGCATCATGGCGTCGCCCGGCATCTTCGCGATGGCGCGCTGCCAGGTCTCGATCGAAGCGCCCGACTTGAACTCGTGGATCTCGTCCGCCAGCACGGCCGTCGGTCTTGGGCCTGAGATCGCCTCGCCGTTCGCCAGCGACTGAAACTTTGATCCGGTCTCCGGGTGCTCGATCTTCCAGGCGTTGTCGCCTTCGCCTCGGATGATCGCCTCGCCCCGGCTGACGAGACTGTCGGTTTCATCCTCCGGCGTCTCCGGGATGTTGGCCCGGCACATGGCCACGCCGTCCTTGAACAGCACGTTGGCCGTCGCCCGATCCTGCCCGATCGCATAGACCTCGGAGCGCTTCACCCCGTGCCAGCCCATCAGGTAGAGGCCGATGCCGGCCAGGCGGTTCGAGTCTCTTCGGGAGACGACCGATCACATTCCGCATCGCATCGCTTGCTCAGAGTGGGCCGAGGAGGCCCGCCAAGCCCTCGCCGCCCTGCAAGCCGAACAGAAAGGCGGTGCGTGATGTGCGGCTATACCGGACATGAGTTTGGCGCTTGTTACCCCGATAGCGTCTGTATCGACGGGTTTCTTTGGGACGCGGACAGCGGCGATGAGGGTGGTCTGACGCACGGCGGCGACTGGGCCTGCCCGCGCTGCAACACCGCTCGTTTCATAGAGGATGCCGCCGAGGAATACTCGGACGGGTCGTGCGGAGCGAGCATGGGGCGCCCTTGGTGCGGAGCCGTGATGTTTGAGCGCGTCGTCGCCAAGGCGTTCGCCGAAAATCCTGAACAGACGTCTGCGTCTATCGCGACCCTCAAGCCTTTCGAGGCCTCCGATTGGCAGGACCGTGAAGCCGTTCAGGAAGGTCGGGTGCCATGGGATCAAACCATCATGGCTGCCATCAGCCCAGCGGCCATTCTCAACCGCCTGCAAGCCGAACAGGGGGCGAAGTGATGGCTGGTCACGAATACGAATACGACGACCGCGACGACGGTGTGATCTGCCCTCGCTGTATGGGTGACGGATCGGTGTCCTGCCATTGCGGCGGCGACCTCTGCGTCTGCGACAACTACGGCGAGCGTGATTGCCCCGTGTGCTTCGGAGAGGGCGACGTTTCACCCGAGCGCGAGGCCCAATACCTCAAGGCCGAAGGCGAAGCGATGGCGGCAATGCGAGCAGCTTGGCCCACCCCTTCGGATAAGGAGGGCGGGGAGTGAGCATCGAACTCGTAGACATCGAAGACAACGGCCCGCTGAATGATCTGCTGGACGAGGGCTTCGGCGATAACGGCCCCACGCTCCTGACGCTCGGCAAGGCAATCCAGTGCTGGTCGATCACCAACCTCGAAGCTCGAACGCGAGAGGTCGGCTGGCGAAATGCTGTTGGCCCGACGTTGGGAGAAGCCGCGCTGGCTTTCGCCTTGCCAATCGAGCGCATCAAAGCAGCTGTCGAGAACCATTACTGGATGTTCCTGACCGGCGACGGTCCTGACGCTGATCTGGTCATCGAGCATGATGGAGAATGACATGACCCACCCCCTCACCCCGCGCGAGAAGGTGGCTCGGGCAGTTTACGACACCGTGACGCGGTTCGACGGCGACACCGTTGGAACCCACCTTGGCCTGTCCGCTATGATCGACGCAGCC